TCATCCTCTTCATCCTCTTCCTCATCCTCTTCTTCCTTGACTTTCTTCGAGGATGGTTTCTTCTTCTTCGGCTCCTCTTCCTCTTCTTCCTCTTCCTCCTCTTCCTCTTCCTCTATCTCGAGGAACATTGACTTGATCTTCTCATAGGGCAGGACAATCAGTGCCTCATCAAGGTTGACGGTCTTGCCTAATATCTCCTCCTCATCCATTGCCTTGCGATCACGGAAGTCAATGCGAGTGCATTCCAAAAATTTCCGTCCCTCGTAGGTGGCATCACTGAACCGCGCCTTGAGAGTTTTTCCTTCATCGGTCACATCGTAAAAACTCAAGATCTCCTCGTCCCCTTCCTGCAGTTCTTTGTCCAGTGCCACAGCAAACTTGCCCCGTGACAAGGACATCACCGCTATCTTGTCGCTGTCATCCGGGTCGATCAGATTGTAAACCACAAATTTCTGTGGGATGAGTGCCCGAATCTCATCCTCGTTCTCGTCCCAGCTCTTTGCAAGCCTTTGTTTCTTCTGACATATCGGGCAGGGCTTGCTGATGGAGGTGGGGCAGACTATAGATTCGTTGTTGGCTCCCACATTGTGGTGGACGAGGAAGGGCCTTTTATACCACAACACCCCCGCCTCCACGCCATCAGGATGGTTGTCGGAGCTCACTTCGTATGGGACAAAGTCCAGCAAATAGGCGCCGGCCTTTTCGGGAATCCACTCGCGGATGCCCTGCGGGAGCTTAAAGAAGCTTCTTTTGGAGCCCTGCTCCTTTGCATTCTGCCTGATCTTGTCTCTGCTGACTCGCCGCCTTCCTCTGTCTTTCTTCTTGATCATTCTGTTTCCTTTCATCCAATGTTCTCAATACTGCCCGGGTAATCACACGAGCTACAATATAGAGCCAAACAATCCCTGCCAGCCCTGCTATGACTAAGAGTGGCAGGTAACACAGCATATTAGCCTCCTTTCTCTCGTTTACGAGTTTTGAGTATCTGCTTAGCATTCGCTGACTTCTCTGTCTTCTCCTGTTCCTCCCTCCACTCCGCTACCAAATCACGGGGCACAGAAGGTCCTGCGAAATACTGTTGGCCATGGAGGGTCACAAGAAGCTTCAACATGGTTTCTTTGCTGTCCATCGCCGCTACTGCCTTGTCATACAGCATAGAGTCCTCACGGGCGGTGATGTATGCCTCGCATAGTTCAATATACTCTTTACGAAGATGGACTGCCGCAGAAACACTTGCCTCTGTGATCTTTGTCAGGCCAAAGTTCTCAGGATGCTCTCTGCATTCTAGTGAGAGTTTAGATTCAAGAAGTTCCATCTTGAGCTTTATTCTTTCCGCTTCGGCGCGGGTGTGGATAGCCTTTTCAGCATAACAAAACATCCTGTCAGCCTGCTTGATGCATTCTACATCTAACTGACCTGGATCGATCTGCCTGTCCTCAGCGAATTTATTCTGGTCCATCTTGTCTCCTATACGTTATACTATATACTATCGCACAGAACGAGGTTTATCCCCGATCGAAAACAGAATGACAGTTAGTGCACACCCATACCTTGCGTCTTTTGCCCCCGGTAAACAGAGCATAGATACAGATAAGTGGACCTATTATCCATCCGAATATTGGTATGCAACATATCATCAAACCAGTGAACAAGAGAATCAATGCCAGCAGACAGCCTTTCACATTTCCGGTGCTTTTGACTTTTGCTTTAAGCAATGAGCCACAGAAAGAACAAGTTGGTTCCATTTATTTCTCCTTTATCCCTCTCCATGTATGACTTCGTAACAAGCCGCTGCCAGTCCGGCCTCCTTGCTATCATAAAAATTATTTCGGAAACAGTCTATGATTATGTATGCCCGTGCATCATTCTTCCCGCTCAGAAGGACAGTTTTGGCGTAGCCCAGCACCGACCATCGAACTGACTCCGGGTCTCCCTTGAGGTTTCTGAGCAGGTTAGCTATCACCTTCCACGGGGCATCTTTGAACAAGGCGCGACATAGATCGATGGCTTCATTCTCCTCCGTCATTTTTTGTACTATGGCTTCCCGCTGTTCTGCCTCATTGAGATGCTGTATCTTGTCAAGCATAACCAGCAATATCCGTGCTGAGCCTTGGGCAGAGGAGACAAGTTCATCTACTATCTCTTTAGAGAGCTCAATCTTTGCCCTCTTAGCCACGGACAGAGCAAGCTTCTCCAATTCATTATAGGTAAGATATCTCACAGGCATTTCACAGCACCTTGTCCTGACTGTCTTCAGAAGCTTCTCTGGTTCTGTAGTGCACAGGAAGAAGTAGGTGTGTGATGGTGGATCCTCAAGCATTTTCAATGCCGCGTTCTGAGCATCATTTGTCCACTTGTGAACCTCATCCATAAGATATATACGTATATCGCCTACAGGGGCGAGATTGATTGTCCTGATAATTTCCCTCACTGTATCTATGCCTCTGAATGATGAGGAGTTTACTTCATGATAGTCCAGTTCGTTGCACTGGAGTTTTTCCTTGAGAATACGTGCGAGTGTAGTCTTGCCACAACCGCTGGGGCCGTGGAAGAGCAGAGCATGTGGCAGTGTTTTTCTTTTCAACATGTTGCGAAGGGATTGGATCGTCTCTTCATTGCCTATCACATGGTCAAAAGTCCGGGGACGATACCGTCTATATAATTCCATTAGGCAAAGTTCTCCTTTCTAAAAGCAATCATAGCATCTTGTTCACTCGGATGTCTATGCCAGTATTCTCTCCACTCAGGTGTCTGTGGTTTTAGCCTCCTAAATCCTTCTTTCCTTTTGGATTCATATGCCTTCTTCGTGACCCAGGAACCGTCAACGGGTGTGGCTTCTGTTTCTATCTCTATGGGAACAATGATCCAGTCCCATGTTTTCATCAATCTATTGACCATTATTTCTTGTGATAGGTCAACGTATTCATCTAACTCCTCATCGGGAACATCGGCTACTATACTGTCGTGTATCTGTCCAACGAGCAAGGTTTTCATCTTCCGTTTCTGTATTGCCCTGTGCAATTCGATTAGTGACCATAGCAAACAATGGAACGCAGGGCCTTGTATGGGATAATTGAGGATCTCGTTCTTCCCCATATATCCTTGGCATATAAACCCCGTGGGCGTGAGGAGCCACCCACGTTTCTTATATAGTTGAACCCAATCCTTCCTCCACTTGGCATAGGCAGGGAACATCTCTTCCCAAAACCATTTCTCAACCTGTTGGATATGGTATTCAAATGTTCCCAGGCGCGGAGGCTCCCGCGGGTCCAGTCTGCCAAGTTTTGTTATCCCTTTGTCCTTGAGGTGCTTTCTTAGTGATATGCCGGAGACGGTGATTAGCTTCATCTTCTCTATCGCCTCCCATAATGAGCGGGCACAATCTATATACCAGTCACCATAGAATTGCGGGAAGACAAACATATTCTTACCACAATATCGCACGTTCTTGCTGACTTCCTGTTGAGCAAGCATATAGCATTTCATCGCCATATCCCTGTGCATATCTTTTGTTTTATCTTTGATGTATTCAATCATCCTTGGATCTTTGTGGAGGCATGCTGCCACACGAACCTCTATACCGGAATAATCATTCTCTACCAAACGCCTGCCCGGGCGCGGGATAAATGCTCTTCGGACAATTCTTGCCTTAGCCGGATCACGGATGGGGATGTTTTGGAAGTTGATTGCTTCGCTGCTTGAGCGATAGGTCCTTGCTGAGTTCAACAGGAAGAAAGGATAAAGGTAACCATCAACCACTTCCCGTTTTAGCCCTCGGAGGTTAACACTGAGAGTAGTCTTCAGTTTTTTGATCTCAAGATAGTCCTTCACAAAAGGATGGTCTATCTTATTAAGTGTCTCCTCGTCGGTCTTCCATTGACCTGACTCTGTCTTTTCAGGGGAGGAGAAACCGAGCACTTCAAACATAATGCTCCCCAATTGCTCATTGGAGTTGAAGTTGGTTTTCCCCTTGTATTTCTTCTTCCACACTCCTAAGATATCTTTATGAGTCTCAAGCTCCGCAAGAAGCCTTTTGATTTTATTCTGCACTCTCTCAATGGCACGGTCTACATAGTCCGTGTCAATGTGAAGACCATTGCATTCTATTTGAGCAAGCGTCTGCGCCCCCTCAAACAAGAGCCTGAAGGCCTGCTCCGTATAGGGGATTATCTTTGACATAAGCCTGACCTCTCCAGTTCTGTTTTCTGTTGTTCCATCACTTTATATTCGAGTAAGGAGTCCAAGCCATTGTATAGAAGCAAGTCACTTGCGGGGATTTCCTTTATTCGATTGAGTCCGTTGGAGTCATCGGAACTGAGCATCGGAGCAATATGTGAGCTATAGTCCCCAATACCGAACCGGATGAACGATTGGAACTTTAGCCCTGTGATGCCCGAGCGGTTATCAAGTATATGAGCTGCCAACATAGTGTCCCAATGCCAATTCGCCACCCCATGTCCGAGTTTCCTTACTGTCCATCGTTCTTCGAACTTGAGATTAGAGGCCACCTTTTTGAGCCTTTTGCTTAGTAGTATCTCTGACAGGAGGTGTATGTTTTCTTTGTTAATCAAACAAGCAAAAGTTTCTTCCCCGTTGAAGCAGAAACTACAGGATATGATCTCATGCTCCTCCCGTTCTGGTTTTAGTCCCGTCGTCTCATAGTCAAAGGCAAGTATGCCTGTTTTTGTGGCCATGTCTTTCATGCGGAGGCGGGCGTCCTTTTGGTTGAGTATGACCTCAACCTGTTCCTCCATTATCTTTAGAGGAGAAGAAGGCACAGGCTTATTCTCAAGATTCATTGCTGACTTGAGGTGCTGTTTGAACAACAGCATCAACAGAGGATCCTCTTTCATCCTGTTGATGTAGGAAGGATGATATGTAGGACACAACCACGCATTGTGCAAAGACGAAGGAATCGTCCATCCAACCCATTGTGCTAATCCCCCCACTCTGCCATGCCACTCCAATGGTATTAGTGAGTCAACAGGGCTCGCACCAAGTATGATAATCACTGCAGGTTTTAGTTCTTTGATGGTGCGGAGCAGGTTGGGACGGCAAGCTTCTATATACTCGGTTCTGATCTCGTTCTTTGGGGGACGACATATGACACAATTGGTCTTCCAGCAGTCATCCAGTTCCTCTCCAATTTCATGCAGAGTCCTCCTTAGCAGTTTACCGGCATCGCCCACTAACTGGACACCCCGCATATCCTCTGTCTCACCGGGAGCCTCTGCCACAAATAGAATCCTCCGTTCGCCTTTGCCTGTATGTTTCATACGGGGCGAGCGGCATGTTTTATATAGGCCACAAGCCCCGCATCTAGGAAGGGAGGGAGTTTTCGTTGAGCTTTTAGACCAAACCGACGGGTTGAAGAACCCCATTATTCCTCCTCCTCCTCCTTAGTGTAGAGGGAGACTACGAACTGCACCTTGTCGGTTTTTATCATCATCTTTTCATTATTGAGCAGGACTTTGCGGCTCCTCTCCATCACTTCCATAAGGAAATGGGGATGCACCTCAAAGATCAGTGTTGGTCCTGAGTAGACCACCCTCTTCTGTTCCTCATACCAGCCCGTCTCCTTTCTTGCACGGACTTTTATGAGTCCTTCCTTAATAGTTATTGTGACACGGCTGTCATAACCTACTGCTGAAACTTTGCTCCCTTCTGCCATCACTTCTGCCCGACCAATGATGTCCTTGAGGTTAGCGGGGAGTTTTATTTCCTCTGCATTCTTAATCACAAGGGCCTTGTCAATCCCCGAGAAATACTTCTCATATGAGCAGCGAAGTGATATAACCTCCCCATCGTCCATTTGGAAATGCAACCAGCCTTTTCCAATGCAGAATTTCTTTGGTGTGAGTCCGCGTATAGCATCTAAACTTGAGGCGGGGATGAGTAGCTCATTTGGGAACCCTGTGGTAAGCTCTGCTCTTAGCATCCTGTTATTATCACATGCCTCTATGAGCTCTGGGGTGACGTGAACGCACGTGGTAAGGTATTGTGTTGCATCTTTCCCGCAGGTTAGTGAGGCCTGTAGCATAACAGGAAAGACGTTCTCACCCATCCCCATCCACTTAGTGGGCATCGGCACTTCGTTGATCGGCAAGTGTATGTCTGATGCCAAAGTGATGCCTGCACGTCTGCG